GCTCCGAAAGAGTACAGCTACGAGCCAGAAGAAGGCGATCGTACAGCCCGTCAGTCTGACTACGACTTGGTCGATGTTATGCCCGTGTCGGACCCCAATGCGGCAACGATGGCTCAGAAAGTTGTTCAGTATCAAGCGGCTCTACAGTTAGCACAGACCGCTCCTCAGTTGTACGACTTGCCTGTATTGCACCGTCAGATGCTTGAGGTGTTGGGCATCAAGAACTACCAGAAGCTGGTCCCAGTTGAAGACGACATGAAGCCACGTGACCCAGTCACGGAGAACATGAACATGCTCAAGGGCAAGCCAGTCAAGGCGTTCTTGTATCAAGACCATCAGGCGCACATTACTGTCCACATGGCAATGGCGCAAGACCCGAAGGTACAGGAGTTGCTTGGCCAGAACCCGCAGATGATGCAGAAACTCATGGCTGTCGGTTCAGCACACATCGCAGAGCATTTGGGCATGGAGATGCGCAAGCAGATGGAGCAGCAGATGGGCCAGACACTGCCAGCCTATGAGGAAGATGAAGACGAGCAGATGATGTCTCCAGAGATGGAGGTTCGCGTCTCTCAAATGGCAGCGCAGGCGGCACAGCAGTTGTTGCAAAAGCATCAGCAAGAAGCCCAACAGCAGAAGAACCAGCAGATGCAGCAGGACCCACTGATTCAGTTGCAGCAGCAAGAGCTCCAGCTCAAGGGCCAAGATTTGCAACGCAAGACGCAGAAAGATCGGATGGACCAACAGGCCAAGATGGCTCAGTTGCAAGTCGAGCGCGAGCGTATCGAGGCACAGCAAGAAGCCAAGGGCGCAGAGCTTGCTATCCGGGCCAGCTCCGAACGTGCTCAGCGTGAAGCGCAGCAAGAACAGCAAGGGTTCACTTCAGCAGCAGACATGTACAGGCACCGCACTCAGCTTGAGCATCAGTCTGAGTTAGAGCGGCTGCGGCAGGCGCAAGCCCAAAGACAGACCAATCGGCCTGCAAAAAAGAAAGGTGAATGATGTACGAAGTACATAAGGTAACCGAACTTCTATTGAAGGAAATTGACGGCAACGTTCGACGACTTGAAGAAGGTCTGGGGGAGAAATCCGCTAAGAGCTACGAAGAGTACGTCGAACGATGTGGGGTTATTACAGGTCTACTCACAGCCCGCCGTTACATCACAGACCTGACAAAAAACTTGGAGTCACATGACGATTGATCTATCCCAAGCAGTGGACTTGTCTTCTGTCTTGCATAAGAAACCGGAAGAGAAGGCAACCCAGCTGCCAAAGCCCTCGGGCTACAAAATTTTGTGCGCTATCCCCCCACAGGAGAAAGAGTACGAAAGCGGGATCATTAAAGCAGACGAGACCATTCGCCACGACGAGATGCTCACTACGGTGTTGTTCGTTGTTGAGCTCGGTCCAGATTGCTACATTGACAAGGCCAAGTTTCCCACGGGACCTTGGTGCAAAAAAGGCGACTTCATTTTGATTCGTCCAAACGCAGGTTCACGGTTGGTTATCCACGGGCAGGAATTCCGCATCATCAACGACGACAACGTCGAAGGTACTGTTGAAGACCCTCGCGGCATCAAACGCAAATAAGGAGGCCATATGGCTAGATTTGGTGACGACTTTAAGTTCCCAGATGAGATTGACAGCAAGAAGGACGATGACAAGTCCAACGAGTTGGAGATCACCATCGAGGATGATGATGCAGATGTAAAAGTGAAAGTTGTTGACGACACTCCTATGGAGGATCGCAACCTTGAGCCTCTGCCAGAAGAGATTGCTTCTACGCTTGAAACAGCGGATGAGTCTCATGAGTACGGCAAGAAGGTGCGCGAGAAATTCTCGCAGTACAAGAAGGCTTGGCACGACGAGCGTCGTGAAAAAGAAGCGGCCTTGCGCGAACAACAAGAAGCCTTGACTGTAGCCCAACGTATCTTGGACGAGAACAAACGTCTGAAGACTATGTTGCAGACAGGCGAGAAAGAGCTTATCTCCAACTACCAAGCAAGCGCGGAGATGGAAGTTGACAAAGCCGAACGCAGCTACAAGGAAGCGTACGACTCTGGTGACTCAGATAAGCTTTTAGAAGCTCAAAAAGAGCTTATGCGGGCTGAAATGAAGCTGGATAAGGCTAAAAATTTCAGACCTACTGTACAAACCGAAGAAAATAATGTACAAACTGCTACACAACGTCCGCCGCAAGAGCAGCAGATGGACCCGAAGGTAGCGAACTGGGTGTCCAAAAACCCTTGGTTTGTTGACCGTGGCAAAGTGTCCATGCGTAAGTACGCTGAAGGCGTACATGAAGAACTTGCGGAGCGGTACGGCAAAGCATTCATCGGTACTGACAAATATTTTGAAAGTATCGACAAAGAAGTCCAGCGACGATTTCCAGAGGAATTCTCGATGGCAAAAACGGACGGCGATGAGAGACCTCAACGCACCCGTCAGAACTCGGTGGTCGCGCCAGCGAAGAGAAGTACCGCCCCTAAACAGGTCGTACTGACCAAATCGCAAGTCGCCTTAGCGAAGAAACTCGGACTAACCAACGAGCAATATGCTCGTGAAATGACAAAGATGGAGGCCTAAATGGCACAAAATAGACTACAACGTGAGATGGAAAGCAGGACTACGCAGGAACGCCCTAAGCAGTGGCAGCAAGCGGAACTCTTGCCTGAGCCCGATAAGGAGCCCGGTTACGTGTACAGATGGGTACGGACTGCTACTTTGAATACCGCGGACCCCCGCAATCTTTCAGGCAAACTGCGTGAAGGTTGGGAGCCCGTACAGGTGGAAGAGCAGCCAAAATTTAAACTGCTAATTGATCCCAATAGCCGTTTCAGCGGCAACATTGAGATCGGTGGGTTGTTGCTTTGTAAGTGTCCGACTGAGTTGATGGAACAGCGTAACGAGTATTTTGCTCGCCAAGCCCGCTCTCAAGAGGAAGCTGTGAACAATAACCTGATGCGTCAGAGCGACCCGAGGATGCCAATCTTCAATGAGCGGAAATCTTCGACGAGCTTTGGAAAAGGTTCTTAAATTTTTCAAGGAGTCCTTAAATGGCTTACCCTCAAGTCTCAGCGCCTTACGGCCTGAAGCCGGTCAATCTGATCGGCGGGCAAGTTTTCGCGGGTTCTACTCGCAGCTTGCCAATCCAATACGGCTACGGCACGAACATCTTCTACGGTGATTTCGTGAAGTTGGTGCGCGGTTCCATTACCCGTGCGGCTGTATCAACCGGCACTACAAACAACCAAGTGACCGGTATTTTCTTGGGCTGTTCTTTCACCAACCCAGTTACCAAGCAGAAGCAATTTCAGCAGTTCTGGCCTGCGTCTACGCTGGCTGGCGATGCTGAAGCTATTGTGTGTGATGATCCTGACACCGTCTTCAAGGCTGTTGTCTGCTCGGCTACAACCGTTGTGGCTTCTGGCGCTTTGTCCTTGGTTGGTACCAACCTGTCGATGGTTGATAACGCTTCCGTGGCTTCTAGCCTGAGCACCGGCAACTCCGCAAACGCTGTTTTGGCCCCTACAGCCACTCCCGTCACTTCGATCCTGCCGGTTCGTTGCGTTGGTGTTGTGACTGATACCGCAATTAGCGTGTCTGCTACTGGCAGCTCCAGCACCACTACCATCACCTTGACTGGTGCGGGCCTGCCTTCTTCGATTCCTGTTGGTACGAGCGTGGCTTACGTTGCCGCCAACGGTCAGTTGATCAATACGGGCTCGTTTGTGACCGCCGCTGCTTCCGCAGGTGCCACTTCGGTGACCATCAGCGCACAGCCATCCGTGCTGGGCGCAGGTGCCGACATCCCAGCAGCTTCGACGATTGTGTTCACACAGTATCCAGAAATTCTGGTTAAAGTGAACCTGTTCGTGCATGGTTACTACAGCTCAACCGCCGTCTAAGGAGTAACTTACTATGGCCATTTCACGCGCACAACTGCTCAAAGAGCTGCTCCCCGGTCTGAACGCTTTGTTTGGTTTGGAGTATTCTCGCTACGGCGAAGAGCACAAGGAAATCTACGAAACCGAAACTTCGGAGCGTAGCTTTGAAGAAGAGACCAAGCTGTCTGGCTTCTCCGCAGCACCTGTTAAGAACGAAGGCTCCGCCATCGCTTATGACAATGCTCAGGAAGCATGGACTGCTCGCTACAACCACGAAACCATTGCCTTGGGTTTTTCGCTGACCGAAGAGGCCATCGAAGACAACTTGTACGACAGCTTGTCTGCTCGTTACACCAAGGGTCTGGCTCGTGCTATGTCGTACACCAAGCAGGTCAAAGCCGCTTCTGTTCTGAACAACGGTTTCTCCGCTGCTTATGTTGGCGGCGATGGCGTTGCTTTGTTCAGCACTGCTCACCCGCTGGTTAACGGCGATCGCAACAGCAACACCCCATCTACTCAGGCTGACCTGAACGAGACTTCTTTGGAAGCCGCCGTTATCCAGATCGCTGCTTGGACTGATGAGCGTGGCTTGCTGATCGCTGCTAAGCCCAAGAAGCTGGTCGTACCCCCAGCGTTGCAATTCGTTGCTACTCGTCTGTTGGAAACCGAACTCCGCGTCGGCACCAACAACAACGATATCAACGCGATCAAGAGCAATGGTTCTGTTAGCGAAGGCTACTGCATCAACCACTTCTTGACCGACAACAACGCTTGGTTCTTGACTACCGACGTGCCTAACGGTATGAAGCACTTCGTGCGTACTCCGCTGTCTAACAGCATGGACGGCGACTTCGACACCGGTAACGTGCGTTACAAGTCTCGTGAGCGTTACAGCTTCGGCTGGTCTGACCCTCTGGGTATATTCGGTTCTTCCGGTTCTTTCTGATCCGGTTGAGATAGAAAAAGGGGCCTTGTGCCCCTTTTTCTTTTGGTGTATATTGCTTTCATCTGGGTGATCCGCCTTACCGCCACTGCCCCAGCAGACGATGCAACGATTGGTAAGGTATCTTTTGCATAAGGAGTTCCAATATGGGACGCGCAACTTTTGAAGGTCCAGTTATTGCTGGCGACAACCGTTTTGGCCCCCTGCGTAACATCGGTTACGCTATGCTGGCTCAGCACGTTGACATCAACTTGGCTACCACAACTGCCAATACCGCCGCTTACAGTGGCGGCTCTGGTGTTTTTGTGAACGGCAACGGCATCCCAAACACCGCAGCGACTGTTTACACGCCCGGCACAACAACTTACGCGCCCGTAACAATCCCAGCAGATAACGCTACCAACGTGTATCGTGGTGTGGTTGCTTATTTGCCAACCGGGTGCGATCTTGACGGCGTGAACGTGGATTGCCAAACTGTTGTGGCTGTTGCCGGTGGCACCGCTGCTTTGACCTCCGCAACTGTGTATGTCTCCAACAACTACACCGCAGCCGCTGGTACGCCTACGTATTTCTCTACTGGCGCTATCAGCGCAGTGGGTCGTCAAGCACTGTCTACGTTCACCGCAACGCAGATCACCAACCAGTCAAGCACATCCACTGACATCATCCAGCCTAACGGCCAGCCAAACCTGTCGCAAGTTGTCATTACTTTGGCCATCGTCGGTACCGATTTGAACACACGCACTTCTTTGACCGGCGCGTTCTCGTTCTTTGTTCGCTACATCCAAAGGGACGGCAACATCGGTACTACGACTGCTTACCCGTTCGGCAACTTCGACTGATCAAGCTGATCAATGGCGGGGGCTTCGGCCCCCTTCTTGTAATTTAAGGAGCTGTCATGTCTGGATGGACCGTAGTAGACGCGAACACGAACAAATCGCAGCCCATCACGGGCACCAATTCCTCTGGAGCCGTGGCTCCTTACTTTAACCCCGCACCTAACGCACAAGACCCCGTCGGTAAGATGCGTGTGTCGGAAGCGCAAGCGCTGATTGACACCGACTTTGAGTACGGCCAACAGCCTACCAAGTGGGAATCCATTTCGCTGCAAAACAGCCGCCAAAGCGCGTACTACATTCCACAGCAGCCGCTGGTAATTTCAGCCATCACTGGCGCTGGAACCACAACTGTCACCATCACCGGCACGTTTGTTATCCCCGCCAACACGCTGATTTACATCCAGAATGCAACGGACGCTAACGCAAACGGCTGGTGGTACACCGCTGCCGGTGGCACAAACACAATGACCGTGTTGACGACCACTGCAACTGGCTCTGGGTCGCTGTACAACGCCGCTCTGACCTATGTGTATCGCGGTTACTTTTACTCGGGCTGCGGCATTCAGCTTGCCACCAGCGCATTCACCACTGACGGCAGCTCCACGGTTACTGTGATAACAACAAGCCCACATGGTTTGTCGTTGAACGCACTGATCTACGTAACCGGCACAACAAGCTCCGGAACAAGTGTGAATGGTGCGTTTGTTGTTACAGGTACTCCTACTTCCAACACATTTACGTTCACCAACACGAACGGCACAGTAGCCGCTGCGGCCATCACCAACTCGGCGGGCATAACCAACTTGTTTGCCCGCCCTGCTGGTTATGTTGAATCGCGTTCGTTTGATGGCGGCGTAGCCTTCTCGGCTGGCGCTGTGGTGCCAAACAGTCAGATGATCCGTCAGACTCGCCGGTATTTCCGTTACCAGTCCGGCAAAGGCATCCAGTTTTCAACTGGCACATCTCTGTGCCCACCGGTGTTCACCACCAGCATTACATCGTCTGGCACCACAGCAACCGTGACCACGCGCTTTGCGCACAACTTGGCGGCTGGTTGCACGGTGCGGGTTTCTGGCGCAGAGCAAGGCGCGTATAACGGCTCCTTTGTCGTGGCTACTGTACCCTCGCCAACGACATTCACCTACACAATGTCCGATGCTCCCGGCGTCACTCCAGCCACAGGCTTTTTTATCAAAGTCAACGTGACCAACTGGTATGGTTCCAGCAACCGGATTGGTTTCATGGATCAGCAAAACGGCTTGTTCTTTGAATACGACGGGCAAATGCTCTACGCCGTATGGCGTAACAGTATCAACCAGATCAACGGCACGGTTGCTGTTACAACGGGCAGCAGTCAGGTGGTTGGCACTGGAACTACGTTTGCCGCCCAGTTGAAGCCGGGCGACTTTGTTGTGCTTCGCGGCCAGACTTACCGTGTGACGAGCATTACTAGCAGCACCAACATGTACATCAGCCCCGAGTATCGCGGCTCCACAATCGCAGGCGCTTTGCTGTCCAAAACCATCGACGTTCGTGTACCAAGAACGCAGTGGGCAGATCGTCTGGATGGTACTGGTCCTTCTGGTTATACGCTGGACTTGACCAAGATGCAGATGTGGTACATCGACTATTCTTGGTACGGTGCTGGTTTCATTCGTTGGGGCTTGCGCGTTGCCAAAGGCCAAATTGCCTATGTGTATCAGCAACAGAACAACAACCTGCGGTTTGAAGCCTACATGCGTTCGGGCAACATGGCGGCTCACTATGAGTCAAACGGCATCACGCCAGCCACGTTCCTGACGGCCTCGCTTCCATCGGCAACGACCACTGGTGGTGTCATCAACGTGGCGGATACCTCCGGTTTTGCACCGGCTGGCACTGTTCGTCTTCAGGCCGCTGCTGTGGGTGGGGCTGTTGAGCACATTAGCTATTCTTCAAAAACAGCCACCACCCTGACGATTGCAACCCGCGCTGTAACAGGCGGCGCGGCGGCGGCAACAACCTTTACTTACAGCGCCACAGCCCCCGTACAGGTTGAATACGCCACACCTGATACCAATGCCTCTCTGGCGCACTGGGGTTCTTCGGTCATCATGGATGGCCGATACGACGATGACAAATCGCTGATTTTCAACTACGGTACAACCACCGCGATTACTACGACCAACACAAACCCGATTGTGATTTTGGCAATCCGTTTGGCCCCCGCAGTGGATAACGGTACGACTGGTTTGTTGGGTGTAAAAGAGATCATCAACCGCTCTCAGTTGCAGTTGGAGTCGCTGGGTCTGTACACCACGGGTACTGGCTACTTGATTAACCTGATCTTGAACGGCTTTGCTTCCGGGTCAATGTCTGGTAGCTTTATCGCGCCAATTCAGCAAGCCAACGGTATTACCTCCTCGCTGGCGCAAGTTGCGACAAACACCAACGCAGTTACCGTTACCGGTGGCGAGTCTGTGTTTGCTGCTTACTCCAACACTTCTGGTAACACCACGCTGGACTTGTCGATTGTGCGTGACTTGGGCAACTCAATCTTGGGCGGCGGAACAACCAACACTGTACCCACTACGCAGTCAGGCTTCTACCCAGACGGCCCCGACATTCTGTACATCGTGGCTACGCCGCTGACATCAACAAGCTCGACCATTGTGGCCCGCTTGAACTGGAAAGAAGCGCAGGCTTGATATGGCTACAGCAAAGAAAAAAGGCCCCTCCCTTGCTGTCGGTCGTGGCGAAAAGCTCCCCGTATCCAAGGGCGCGGGGTTGACCGCCAAAGGCCGTGCCAAGTACAACGCTGCAACGGGCAGTAACCTCAAGGCTCCACAGCCGCAGGGCGGTCCTCGTAAGGACTCGTTCTGCGCCCGCATGTCTGGTATGCCCGGTCCGATGAAAGATGAGAAGGGCCAACCCACCCGCAAAGCTGCGGCGTTGAAACGATGGAAGTGTTAAGTCATGGAAATGATGTTGTGGAACGCGGCACTCAGCGCGATTGTGGCCATCATGGGCTTTTTCCTTAAGGGTAAGTTCGATGAGCTTGACCGCCTGAGTATCCTGCTCAACAGGACTCGGGAAGAGGTGGCGCGTGACCACATTACGCGTTCTGAGTTCCGGGCCGACATGGCTCAATTGCTTGACCGGTTTGACCGGATCGAGCGTAAGATTGACAACTTGCGAGGCATCAATGCCCAGCACGAGTAAAAAGCAGCACAACTTCATGGCGGCGGTGGCTAATAACCCGTCGTTTGCCAAGAAAGCAGGCGTTCCACAGTCCGTGGGCAAAGAGTTTTCTAACGCGGACAAGGGCCGCACATTTTCAAAAGGTGGCGATATGAAAAAAGGTTACGCAGACGGTGGCATGGCTATGGTCAACAAGGGCGGCAAAATGGTTCCTAGTTTTGCTGCTGACGGCAAAGGCAAAATGGCCAAAGGTGGCAAGGTCCATGACGATGCCAAAATGGACAAAGGCATGATGCAGAAGGCCGTGAACAAACACGAAGGTCGTTTGCATAAGGGCGCAGAAATGACCAAGCTGGCTAAGGGCGGTTCCGCTTCTGCCCGTGCTGATGGTGTTGCCAAAAAAGGCAAAACCAAAGGTATGCAAGTCAAAATGGCCGGTGGTGGCAAGTGCTAAGGAAAAGAGCATGAAAAAATACAATCAAGGTGGTATCTATACCGCTGAAATGGGGAAACCCCCACAGGATATTGATGGCGCTTCTGCCACCAAATCTCCGGCTCCCAAAAAGACCCCAGCGCCTAAAAAGCCTGCTCCCAAAGACTCAGTCTTTCGTGAAGGTATGCCTGTCCCTCAAGATATCGACGGCGGGTCCGCAAGCAAGCCCAAGAGAATGGCCAGTGGCGGCAGCGTATTCCGCGCAGGGGCTGACGGCATTGCTTCCAAGGGCAAAACTCGCTGCAAGGTGTGCTGACATGATGGCCAGCCGCGGTATGGGGGCCGTAGCCCCTAGCAAAATGCCCAAGGCCAAGAAAACGGCCCGTAGGGACGATACTGACTTCACGCAATATGCTGAGGGCGGTAAAGTCAACGCGGCTGGTAACTACACCAAGCCCAGCCTGCGCAAGCGGATTGTGAGCCAAGTTAAAGCGGCTGCAACGCAGGGCACCGGGGCAGGCCAATGGTCAGCCAGAAAAGCGCAGCTCGTGGCTAAGAAATATAAAGCCGCAGGTGGCGGGTACAGAGACTGATATGAAAGCGCCGCAGCAATCACTCAAGGACTGGGGCGACCAGAAATGGAGAACCAAAAGTGGAAAACCGTCTAGTAAAACAGGTGAGCGATACCTTCCAGAAGCTGCGATTAAAAGTCTCAGCCCTGCTGAGTACGCTGCTACAACGCGTGCGAAGCGTGCGGGCAAAAAAGCCGGGAAGCAATTCGTAGCCCAACCACCAAAAGTGGCTGCCAAAACAGCAAAATACAGATAATCAAAGGAACCAAAATGAACCTCAATACCGTTTTGATGTGCGCTCAAGCAACTGCACGCCAGCAACTGGCCGCATTGGGTTGCGTTGGCGACGATGTCCAAGCCCTGATTGATGAGCTGACCCCTGCTCCTGTGGCTGAAGAAGCCCCTGTGGTTGAAGAAGCCCCTGTGGTTGAAGAAGCCCCTGTGGTTGAAGAAGCCCCTGCGGTTGAAGAAGCTGCTCCGGTAGTCGAAGAAGCTGTTCCGGTAGTCGAAGAAGCTGTTCCGGTAGTTGAAGAAGCCCCAGCTCCCGCCCCTGAAGAGGAATAATCTATGGCCACCTCCGGCGTCGCTACATTCAACATGGACCTCTCGGAAATCGTAGAGGAAGCGTTCGAGCGTGCGGGTTCGGAGCTACGCACAGGTTACGACTTGAGGACCGCTCGACGTTCGCTTAACTTGCTGTTCGCAGACTGGGCGAACCGTGGTGTCAACATGTGGACTTTTGAGCAAGGCTCAATCACGTTGGTTCCGGGCACTGCTACGTACGATCTTCCTGACGATACTGTTGATCTGCTTGAACATGTCATCCGCACGGGCGCGGGTAATGCCTCTACTCAAGCGGACTTGACCATCACTCGTATCAGTGTCTCAACGTATGCCACTATTCCAAATAAGCTCCAACAAGCCCGACCAATTCAGGTTTGGATCGAACGCTTGCAACCCGCTCCACGCATCACTGTCTGGCCTGTTCCTGACAATTCTCAGACGTACACTTTTGTGTATTGGCGTCTGCGTCGTATTGATGATGCTGGGAGTGGTGTGAACACGATGGATGTGCCATTTCGGTTCTTGCCTTGCATGGTGGCAGGCTTAGCCTATTACTTGGCGATGAAGGTCCCGAATGGCGCGGGGCGTCTTGGTGTCCTCAAGGCTCAGTATGATGAGGCATGGCAGCTTGCTTCTGAAGAAGACCGTGAGAAGGCTGCGATTCGCTTTGTGCCGCGCCAGCAGTACATTGGGGGCACTCGGTAATGAGTAACCGCTTTGCGTCTGCAAAGAACTCGATCGCTGAGTGCGATCGGTGTGGCCAGAGGTTTAGGCTGACGCAGCTGCGCACGGAGATCATTAAGACCAAGCGGTACAACCTTTTGGTCTGTAGCGAGTGCTGGGACCCAGATCATCCACAGCTTCAGTTGGGCATGTATCCTGTAGATGACCCACAGGCGGTGCGTAACCCTCGTCCAGACCGTAGCTATGAAGTTTCAGGGCTGCTGGACGATGGTTATTTAGGTGGTGGTAGCCGAATCTTTCAATGGGGCTGGAATCCTGTTGGTGGATCAAGCAGTTTCGATGCAGCTTTGACGCCGAATAACTTGGCAATGAGCGTGCAAATTGGTACAGTAACGATAGTGACGACATAAGGAGGCCATCATGGCTTACAAATCAGCAGCAGACGGCGTCGCCTCCAAAGGCAAAACCCACGCCAAAGTTATGGCCAACGATGGTCCTACCGCACCCAACCCTCGTGGTGGTAAAAAGAGCGCCGGTGTAACGGGTCAAGCCATGCGTGCCGTTGGTCGCAACATGGCTCGCGCTAACAACCAGAAGTGAGGTCATCATGGCTACCTTTAGCAAAAAAATGATGGGCAAAGAAGTTGGTGACGCCGAGGTCTACGCCGCGCCCCACACAATGGATGGCAAGCCTACTACTGGCCAAACTCCAAAGGCTCCGTACGCTACGGAAAAAGCCGCGAAAGATGTGAGCTTGACCGACCCTGTGCCTAATGGTGTTAGCTACGGCAGGTCTGGCGAACCCAAGACAACTGGTATCAAGATGCGTGGTACTGGCGCGGCTACCAAAGGCGTAATGTCCCGAGGCCCAATGGCATGAACTACACCGGGTTGTTCAACGCTATCCAGACCTACACGGAAAATCAATTTCCGGTTGTGTATTTGGCTGATGGGTCGACTGTGTCTGCAAATACGCAGATCGACACTTTTATCAGGCAGGCTGAGCAGCGTATATACAACTCGATGCAGTTCCCCTCTGTCCGTAAGAACGTGACAGGCGTGGTATCTACGGCGACTCCGTACCTGTCTTCGCCTGACGACTTCTTGGCGGTGTATTCCTTGGCGGTTGTGGATGCTTCTGGCAACTACGTGTACTTGCTGAACAAGGATGTGAACTTCATCCGTGAGGCGTACCCTAACCCCTCCAGCACAGGTGTGCCCAAGTATTACGCACTGTT